TGAGTGCAGACTCAGGGCCAATCTTCAAGCTGTCCCAGTCTACTTCTGATGTGAATGACTTCATAGAGGCTGATCGCATTTTTACACAGTTGAGTGTAATACAAGCATCTTCATGATCCCACGTTTCCAACGTGTAAGCGGCATCTGCCGCATCAAGAATACCTTTAGCGAATCTAGCTTCTCCACTAGCATCTGTTTGATATGGTGAGAATACTGTACAGTCGTATTCTTGTGCCATAGATTTTAAGGCTTTACTAACTTCAATCTGCTCCGTCCAGTCATATTGTCCACCTGCACGAGATGGTAGACTCGACCGCTTTACCTGATTAATATAGTCAACAATAATGACACCAACATTCAGAGGTTTAACTTTTTTGTCAAGCTCTGCACGAATCTTGGATAATGTCAAAGAAGGCTCATATACTACATCTAACTGCTGAGTCGGGAGGAGCTCATGGTTAGCTTTTAGTATGTTATGCAACTTATCAAAGTCACGATGTTCTCTATACTCCTTCAAGCGGTCTTGTCCATCAACATAACGATTTGCCCACCAATTAGCTACAAGCTCCCACTCAGTAATATTTAAATTCTGAGTACGCAGACGCGCAAAAGGAATTTTAGTAGCTATGGAACAGCATCGCTGGAGGATAGATCGGCTATCCATCTCAATAGTGAAATAAATAGCCGACTTACCACTTTCGTACACATTGTTAGCAATGTTTGCACAAATAACAGACTTACCTGCACCACGACGTCCACCGACCATAACCAAATCTCTAGGAGAGAACTGGATTTCATGATCGTACTCTTCATTGAGTCCGAACTTCATGTAACGGGCTAAATCTTCTTCTGGTTCGAACAGTTCAATACGTTGCATACTTTCCTGCGGATCTTGAAGATCCACCTTACCTTCAATGTCTAAGACAATTTGGTGTAGGTGGTTTACTGACTCTTCTGCATCCTCGAATGCAACAGAGTTTTCTACATAATCTTCTAGCGAGTCCAGAATTTCTTTCTGAGTATATTCGTTCTTTAGGTACTGAAGAAGCATCTCGGCGTCGGCATCGACTTCGACAGCTTCAATCGCAAAAAGTTTTTCACGAGTAGCAGAATCACGAATCTCATACTTGAGATCTTCAACTGTGGGCATTTTATGAAAGGTCTCGCAGTGCTTATCAATAACCTTATAAAGACTATGATACTCACTAGGCAGATAATGCTTGTGCGTTACACTCCAGGTCTGAAAGTCCTGTAGCTCAAGCACTTGCTTTATAAGAGCCGATGCGATATTCAATTATAAACCCTCCCAAGTTTAAAGATGTGGGCAGACCCCGAAGAGCCTGCCCGTAATAGTACTAAGTTAGATTAAGCTGATGCTTTTTCTTTCTTAGCTGCGCCATCATAGTCAGAAGCGGTTAAGCCACGACGAGTTAGCATAGTCTTAACGCCACGAGCAGTTTTACCAATTGACTCAGCAATTGCTTCAACAGTCATGTCGCCGACTGAAAGGTCAGCCAAAGGATCTTCTTTAGAAGCGCCTTTAGTTACTTCTTGCTTAGGAATAGCGTTGATGTCACCAGAACGTAACAAGCTAAGAGCTTTACCACGTACTGAGTTAACCGAACGGCCTAGAGCTTCAGCGATTGCTTCAACGAACGCACCGTCATTTACTAATGAAACGAAAGTTTGCTCTTCTTCTGGGCTATAAGTACGTACAGCTTCTACCTTAGGGGCAGGCTTAACGTGACCAGTCAATTCCATAGAAAGAATTTTACCTTGAATAGACTTAGGAGAGAACGCGCCATCTTCGAAATGACCTGCGATTTCTGCATAAGTATATTGACCGCTGTTGTCAGAAACAAAAGAGGCTAGAGTAGCTTCTTGAGCGTCTGTAAACGCACGGCTTGCTGATGCTGAAGCTAGTTCAACATCAAAACCCATTTTACGTAGTTTGCTAGAAACTGAACGGGTTGAAGTTTCAAGCTGATCTGCTGCTTCTGCAACAGTTGCTTGGCTCACAGGTGATTCATCACCTACGAAAGTTGTAAGAGCGTCTGTGCGCTCGTCTGTCCACTTAGGAAGTGCCATATTTTATTCTCCAATAAAATCTAATAAATTAGTTATGATTTCTACGCCAGAATCTCTGGCTTTAGTTGTTTTTGCGGATTCAACTCCGCTCTCGTTTACCAAATGTGTTACATCTTTTGTTAAACTTGATTTGGTCAAGTAACCGAGTTCTTCTAGTATAGCGTTTGCTTCTGATTTAGTTTTGAAACTTTTTAGTTTACCACTAATGCAGACCACACCCTTTGTAGCTTGAACAGCACGAGGCTGACTAAACTGAAAAGTAAAGGGTAGAAGGCTAACGAAATAGAACTCTTCTTCGATCCATGCAGTAAGATTACTACTTGCCTTATCACCAAGTCCTGCGGAGCGGCACAAATCATAGTCTATTTCTTCAATATCTTTGCAGACCTTTGATAGCTTTTCCGAAGCAGTTTTGCCGATAAGCGGTATACTAAATGCAGGTAATAATACATTTAGGGGTGCGGAGCGAGAGTTCCCAAGTTCCTCTAGTAACTTTACAGCCAAGCGTTTTGAGCCAATGCTATCTTCCATCTCCTCAAGTGTAAGGTTATACAACTCTTCGAGAGTTATAACACCCAATTTCTTGATGGTTGCTGGACCAAGCCCTTTGATCTTCAAAGTCTTAGCGAAGTGTTCGATCAACTTGAGAGATCTCTCTCCGCAGTTGGGGTTTCTACAATACAAAAGAGAGTTGACGTCCTCAAGAACCGAATCACAGCTAGGGCAATTACTTGGCGCTTCAATGAATGTCATGGTCTCTCCTCTGAAATTGAATATGTATTATACGGGATTTTAACGTTTCTGTCAACAATTATTTTTTCACAGGTCACGAAGGTTCAACCCGTCTGACAATGCGAGGTATAATCTCACCAGAACGTATAACTTCTACTTGACACCCAATCTCAAGATCTAGGTCACGTATATACTCAATGTTGTGCAATGTGGCTCTAGACACTGTCGCTCCGCCTATCTCAATGGGATCAAGAATCCCAACTGGACTGACTACGCCACTTTTGCCCAGCTGCCACACCACATCAATCAAAGTTGTAAGTTCACCCATCTTCTGCTCTTTAAGGGCAAAAGCTCCTCGTGGGTGATTCGAGGTGTGTCCTATGTTCTCAAACTCAAAGTTATCTCGTAGACGATATACTATACCATCTGTAGGATAATCAGTGCAATCAAAAGAAAGTGCTGTATTGAAACCCATACGCTCAAGACCTTCAAGGGTCGCGTCAAAGTTTCTGTTTACCACTTTCTCCTGTCCATAAGCTACGAAAGCTAGAGGACGTGTTGCAAACTCTTCAAGATCATTCAAACCGAGTGACCCCGAAGCGAAGTTACGAGAATTAGGAACACTACTAGGAGCTACGACCTCACCAGTAATCTGAACCATAGCTTTAACACTAATAATTTCAGGTACTAGCAGACGCATTTTATTAGTAATATCTCTTCCCTGTATGCCGTCGCCTCTTGTAAGAGCCAACTGGAGAAGCCCCTCAACATACAGGAGAGATACTGCTGCTCCGTCAAGTTTAGGAGTCTCGATACATACCTTTATATTTAGAGGTGCATCGTTAATGTCAAAACATTTTTTAAGCGAGTACATACGATAGGTATGAGGAATAGCATCAGTAACTTTATACCCTACGGCATTGTACTGGTGTTTCTCCGCTAGAAGATCAAACTCTTCGTCCGTCATAAACGGAACACCTTCATAGTATGCTTCACACGCTCTATCTAAAAATTCTTTCACTTATAGTTCTCCTAAAATTGAAATACTATTATACGGAATTTCAACTAAACTGTCAAGAACTATTTATAGAGATCCTGGATTAAATCGGAAAAATGTTCCTCAATTAAACTTTTAGACTCGGCTAGAGATAATATCTCGATTAACCCAGCAAAAAGTTCTCTTGAGTTTGTCAGGTCGAGTGGCATAGCTACACCTTCTGGAGTAGGCTTCCATTCTTCATCAAAGTCCATATAGTATTTACGCAAGTGCATATACTCTATACCGCGAAAAGTATTAATAGTCAGACGTATCTGCTGTTCTTTTACTTTGTCATAGTGTATAACACGAGAGTAAGCCTCTGGTGCTTGATGTAAGTCCACTACCTTCTACCTTCGTTCTTTAATATGGACGAAAGAGGTACTACACTCTGCACATTTGAAGGGCGTAATAAACGATAGGAATCAGTATCCCAACAGAAAAACAACAAAGTTTGATCTGTTTCTTTTGCTCTATTCTTTTTAGTTTGAATATAAGGTGTACTAAAGTCCAATGTGCAAACATTGTATTTTAGTTTTCTTGATTGTTCACTACGGTAAGTAATGATTGCGTCCCCGTACTCATGTACGAGTTTGGCTAGTTGTTGCTTATTCACTTTAGCTCCTTTGTAGTAATTCAGCAATAATTAT